TGATATTGGCATCCGTAAAACAGACACCCCGGCTGGTTCCGATATACCCGTAAATCTGGCCCCCCACGGGAGGGGACGCATAAGACACGGGCGCCCGATAAAAATTATAGGATTCCGCCGTGGTCACTGGATTGCAGTTAATCCGAATGGTCCCGGCTTGCGCGGAAATATTAACCGATGCCACCGTATAAGGTGGAGACGCTATGCTTTCCTGCCCCGTGACCGCATCAACCGCCGTGGCCACATATTGATAGTAGAAAGACGTTGTGGACGTGGTGACGCTGGATGCAGACGCAAATAAAGCCGTGGGCGCAGCAATCGCCACATCAAAGCTGGTTTGCGTCAATGTCCAATTGTTATAATTGATCCGGGTTAAATCATAGGGCGGATAGGACGGATGAGTAAGCGTCATCACGTCCGCGCTTTGGGTCCATTTTAACAAAGGAAGATCAGACGCGGCGTAAGGCGTTGACACCTCGTAAATGCGCGCCAGCGTTCCCCCGCCGGTCCATAACGGCCAATTGGTCGCATCGACATTTCCACCGGTTAAAGGATCAAGCAAAGTGACCCCAATTGGGGACCGCGTGCCAATCACAAATAACCGGCCATTAACTTCCGGAATACCCCCAATACCAGACGCATAAACCCAATCGCCCGGCGCCCAAAGGTTATTGACCGAAATTAACGCGGGCGAAACATTGTTAAACCCATAAATGGGTATTGGTGTTTCGGTGACATAAGCCCCATCAATGGCAAATCTCAAATAATTATCGCCAAATTCAAGTGCTATGCCTTGAGTGACCGAGTATTGAAACGGGATCAAAACAGGCGGCAATGCAGCATTATTGCCCAGCGACCCTTGTTTGCATTGACCCACAAAAGCCGTTCCCGCGCGCGATGCAGCGCCGCCGCGATAGGACGCAAAGAAATTGCGCAGCGTCGAACAACCTTTGCGGTATTTATCAAGGTCTGTCCGGCCAAATAATGACGGCGATAATTCACCAGCATTTAGGGCATTTTGTAAAATGGGCGCTGTCATTTAATAACTCAGCCCATCAGCAAACACCACATTATCCCAATTCATTGGGAAGCCGCCCGCAGACCCAAAAGCCCAAGGCACAGATGACACCATACGAGCCTTGAACCAATCCGGTATGTGGTCTGTATCGTTAATGCCTTCATTGCCCGATCCAGATCGAGCATCCATAATCGCGTTCTTGGCAATGGCAATCTGATCTTTTAATTGCTGTTCATTCCGGGCCAGCGCATTAATAAAGTAAGACGCAAGATAAGCCGTTGCCGCCGTCAAAAACAATGAATCCCACAAATCGGGCACTTGGGTTAAATCCCGCGTGTAAATCAATTGGGCTTGTTCCAAATTGGTCAGAATGACCTTAATCGGACTGCCATTGGTGTCGTAATCCGTACCCACCACAAAAGGCGTTGTGGTATCCACCGCTTGCGCGGGTTGCCATACCGTTTGACCCGTGGTCAAAGGCACCGTGCTGCCCGTGGTATTTGTTTGAGTTGGAATGATAAACCGGGCCTCCAAACAATCGGAGGGCCAAGCATATTCATATAAAAAAGGTTGCGGCGGCGGGTTTGAATCCGTGTAGGATTTCAATTGCGTTAAAGCAATTTGACCGCGCCAGCCGTTCCAAGGCGCCCCCCGCGCCAATGCTTGCATTTTGGGCGTATAAAACAGCTTGGCAATATTGGCTTGCGGCGATCCATCATCAAACGATGAAATAGACGTGCGGTTGCCAATTTCAGCCAAGGCAAGATTGCACACATCAACCGCGTTCATGCGACAACCTCACCTTAACTTTGAACGTGGGGACTATTCGTCCTCCTCGTCCCCTTCGTCATCTTCATCTTCGACAGTGCCATGAATTGCAGCCAATTCGATCCGGCATCCGTTTTCAGTCTTGTGAACCGCCGTCACTTCGCACATCAAACGAAGATGCAGCAAATCACCCATATCAACGTCATCGGAAAGCCCCAGCTTTTCCAATTCCGTTTCGGTCAAGCACAAACACAGACCCGGCGGCGTATCAGACGGCTCGTAAGCCATCGGCATCATATCTTCAACCTTTTCGCGCGGCGTGCGCTTAAGGTTCACCATGCCATAGGCGCTCATTATTCGCGCCCTAATTCAGTGCCGCCCTTACCAATGTCGGTGCGGTCATAACGCTCCATGTGCTTCTTATCCATGGCCTTTTGTTCTTCTTCGTGGCGCGTATGCATGTCGCGGCGCTCTTTTTCATGCCGCGTGTGCATTTCCTTGCGTTCGGTCGCGTGCAATTCGGAAACATGCACCATGTCGTCATTGCCACCCATGGTGCCTTCTTTGCCCACCATTTTCTTATCGCCAGCATGCGGCGTGGCTTCACGATCCGCCGTCTTTTCAGCAGCCGCAGCGGCCTTTTTCGGCGCCACGGCGCGATCCGTGTCACCCTCAGATTTCACGGTTTCAATATGCGGCGGTGTGCCATAACGCTTCTCGCCTTTGGATTTTGCTTTGGGATATTCGCTCATCGTATCAGCCCTTCTTAACAGTGACCCGGCCATAACGACGCGCGGCCTTTGAATTATGCTGCAATCCAATGACCTTTTCGGCTTTGTTGGCCCGGTCAATGGAACTTACAGTTTCCACAGAATCATCGTCATCGGCAAAAACAGGTTCATCTTTGTAAGACGATCCGTCTTTTTCGACTTTCTTGCCCTTTTTGATCCATTTGGCCATCAGCGCACCACTCCTTTCGGGGCATACCGTTTTGATACCTTATGGCTCATTCCCATTAAGGTTTCAGCCAATCGCGCTTCGCGGCCCAGCTTGCCCGGCGCATCGGCTTTTTCGGCGGCATATTCGCGCGTGGTTTTACCAGCCCGTTCCGCCTTTTTGCGAAACGTGCCTTTGTTGTTCCCAACCGCACCTTTGATCCAATTAGCCACCGTCAGACCCCTTAGACTTATACCGGCGATACGCCTTTGATTTGTGCTCAGGTAACTTTCCAGGCTTGTCAGCCGCCACAAACTCTTTAGCCACCTTTTGCGACACGCCCGCTAAACCGCCCTTTTTTGATGCAGCGGCATACATAAGAGCGCGTTGACTTTGCGAGACAGGCGGCATGGATCACCTATTTAAACGACGAAGCCAGCGTGTATTTGTGCCAATCAACATCTTGCCTTGCATCCACATGCGTGACCACCGGAGCGCCGCCCGCTTTGTTCGGCTGTTTCGGCGCACTCATGCGTAACTCGCAAAATACGTGTAATTCCACCACGTTGAAGCGGTATCCGCATCAATGCGCGTTTTGGTCAAAGCCGCAGCGCCAACATCACATGGATTAGCCATTAGATTGCCTCACGTCCGATTTGAGCATAAGTTTTCGGCGTAGGCCGTTCATTGGCCGAGCTTTGCGGCGTGGTCGAAATAACCGGGCTTGCCTTGCGCGGACGCCCGCCACGATTACGTATCGCAGCAGCATCTTCCGTGTGCGGCATGGTCGGCACTTCCGAGCGATCCACCGGCATGGCTACAACCACTTCATTGGCCGTCCGGCGCGCATGCTGCAAATTCTGCGCAATCAGCACGCCATTATCGGTCACAAGACCTTCGAACGGGCGCCCGTGCAATTGAGCGGTTTGACGCGCCGCATCGGTCAGCATGCCGATAAATTCTTGCATCCGCTTTTCAGCGGCTTTGTTGAGCGGCACCATTTCCAGATTGGGCGTGCCGATATATTCAACAATGTCCCCTTCCATGCGAAGCGTATCATCTTCGAAATAGCACGGAGAGTTTAGCTTGTATTTCGGCACCTCACCGTTGAACACGGGACGCGAAATGGTATTGCCTTGCAATTCGGCAAGACGGGCGCGCAGCGCCTCATTCTCAGCCTTAATGCTGGCTAAATCTGATCCGCCAAGAGCTTCGGTCGCGGTATTGCCGCCTTCATCATCGTAACGCATTATAGCGCTCCAAAATTAGTTATAGGGTCAAAACCCTCCCGGTTTTTAGGCCGGGAGGGCCAGAACTAAATGCTACGATACAGAATAGCCAGCAGCGTAGAGAGCTTGCGTGTCGTAGCTATCTTCGCGCTGAATAACGATGCCACCGATGACATTGCCAGACGAAATGGATTCCGTGTTGGCATTGCCAGCCACAACCATGTTAATCCGGTAATAGCGCGGCAAAGCGGCGCCAGCCGGACGACGCGGCACGTCAATGGGCAGCACGAAATAACCGGCCTTGTAAGACGCGGTTGAAGCCGTGCCGCTTTCGGCATAGGTGGTCCAGGTGGTGGAATTGGTCGAACCTTGGAATTGGAAATTCAGGGTCAGCGACGTACAAGCGCAAGTGATGCCGGTGCTTAATTGCAAGGCAACCTTGGGAATGTACAGGCCATCGCCGATGCCCAAATCTTCAAACACGCCCATGTCGATGACGGATGATGCCGTGGTTGCAGTCGTGACCAGCGAAACATATTCGCCACCCGTAAATGCAAACGCGGAACCGGAGTGATAGAAAAGTGTATTAACGTCGAACAACATTGTTCCGGCTCCTCAGACTAGGGTGGCTTCGGTGTTTACGAGCGTGTCGCAAACACGAATGGGGATGCCACGGAACTCGACAACCGGCTCACCGGCATACTCCGTGGGTTTCAACAACACGTTCTTGTCGCGGATAGCCTGAATGTCCAGGTACTCGCGGACGGTACGGTTGACATAGAATGCCGGGCTGATACCGGGCGCCGGTTCATCCGGAGCATCCGTTTCCGTAATGCCAGATGCGCGCTTGGTCAGCGTCGGTAAACGCACAACCGCCTTGCTCATGTAATAGAACAGGTCAGGCGGCGTTGAACCTTGCAGACCGACCGTTGTGGTGTCAATATTGGCAATGCGGCAAATATAACGCCAATCCTTGGTGACCAAACCCGCATTCCATTGGAAATACGAGGTATAGGCCGGGAAGGGATTGTTGGCGGCGTCATAACCCGGAACCACATCCCCACGATCTTCAAACACCAGACCAGCCTTCGACCCTTGCGGGAAAATGCCAAAGCAAGTGTTGTCACCCCAGCCAACAAGCCAGATTGAAGCGTTTGACGACCCGGTGCCACCGGCGTCAATCACGTTCTGAGCATTGGCGGCAGTGGTGGCCGTCTTGGTATTAAAGCGCGGCGAGAAACCCGTGAACTGGGTCGGAGCCGTGGACACGTTGCCATAGAACAGCGTGGTTGCCATTTGCTGGCTCAAACCTTCCAAATGGGCGTTATCTTCCGACATGCGAACTTGTGCGACCTTGCCGCCCAATTCCGCCACCATCTTGTCAACTTGGCTATAAGCAGCCAATTGGCCAATGGCATCGGTCACTTGCGCCGTGCGCGACTTGGTGTAAGGAACGCCACCATAAGCCGCGCGCCAGGTGCCTTGCGGCAGACCGGTGCGGATCGTGCTTTTGTGACCAGTCGGCAGGTTGGATTCAACCCACAGCATGTCCTTAAACACTTCGTTGCACTGAGACAACAATTCAGCAATTTCCGCCACCGACCCATCCGGGTCCATGCGACGGGTCACGTCCAGAAGGGAAAGGTAAGCCATCAATTTGC